CGCTCAGGACCTACGAAAAAAACTTGTAGGTAATGTCAAGTTGAGAAAGGATAAGCGGGCCCTTTCTGATAAGTTGAAACAAATTTCTGCAGATAATCCGCTTCTGTACAAACCAATGATGTCTCTTTGTGGTCAAGATCAAAAACCCGCCGATCATGTGTCTTTCATGAGAGGCGTTAAAGAACGTTTAAAAAGGTCCACATTTAGACACAATGAGCTCATTTATAAGAACGGCACAGCAGTGTATGGGGTTGCACTCTTCCAGGCCGTTATGAGGGCCTTTAGACTTAAGGATTCCTATGCGTGGGACCATATTCGTTTTGAAGGCTATGTAGCTGAGTTTGCTGAACGTAGGTCGAAAAGATCTGCAGCTTTAAAAACCATGTCTTTACCTCGTTCAGAACCGGAGTTTCGCCAGTTCATCACGGCTAAGAGACAGATGAAAGTGAAACCGGAGATTCCAACCTCAGGAAAACCCCTGCAAACATTGATGATCCATTGCGACTACTATTTGTATGCTTTGGGACCCATCAATATGTACATGACTGACTTTTTCTTGGACCATTGTCCCCCTAACATTTATTTACATGTTAAGAAAACTTTTGCGGACTTTGATGCGTTTGCCAAGAAAATGATGTCTGAAGCCACCGATCCTTGGGAAGGGGATGGGAAACATTTTGAGACTTCCCTCGATCACAATGCAACCTACGCTTTTGAACAACTTATGCGGGTTGCCAGCGTGCCTGAATATTATATTCAGATCTTTCTTGATTACAAGATGCACGCTGTGAGTCAATTGATGATTCATTTTTTTATGACCATGTCAGGTGAAGCTTTCACATGGTTAATTAATACCATTAAGAACATCGCTGAGACTCATTGTAGATACTCTGTACCTCCGACCGCACCACAAATTTATGGTGGGGATGATGAAAGTCATGCTCACCGTTACCCGGTGAATCCAAACTGGCATGTGTGGAAAGAGTACGAAACATGTGAACTGAAGCAAACATATACTAAGACTCCTAGAAGCTTCAGTTACTATTTAACAAAACATGGAGCAGTCAAGGATCCGGTACATCTTCTTCGTAAGCTTCTGATTGCTGAGGAGCGTGGCAAATTAGAAGATGTATTGGCCGGGTACGCTATTGAAGCCCGATCTTTGTTCATTAAAGGTGATTTGGTGTTCGAAATTTTGCCTGAGGAGGCAACCGATGCCTGGCAACTTCTAAATAGTGAGTTATTCAATATTTTGAAGCGTGTCAAGATTGATTTAGGAACAGTGGATGGGCATCGTTTGATGTTCATTCGGCCTTTAATTCCTACGTCAGTGAAGCACTGGGCACTCGGTTTCATTTCGGACATTGACACCGAATATACTTCTAAAACTCCGAATTCACCTTTTTCTCGGGAAGTACTGAATAACTTCCCAATATTATCTGATCACATTCAGCACAACGAGGAGGTTGAACACGTGTTGTGATGAATGCTGCTGAGAGTGTGTTGTCTGCCCGGGACCCGGGTGAAAATGCCAAGGCTCGTGACCCTCTTGATGCGAGGGGACCTGAGCATTTTGCCAGCGGAAGATTTGATCTCTCTTCCGCTGTTAATTATTCCCATGCGTTGTCCGCCCTTTCGGGTTTTGCCAGTCTTTACCAAACTTTTCCTATGTTAAGTATTCATAAGATTGTTATCCGCGCAACTATGACGTCGTCCACGAAAATTGCTGGTTGTTTGTGTTACGACGCGGCTCAACCTGACATTGACTCTGTTGGGGAGCATCCTCAGTATTTCCGTTACACTGAGGCTTCGTATCGTGCCGGCATTGAACATGAGTGGGTTTTGGAGCCTTCGCCAGGAATGGCGTTGCAAGTTTCTCCTCCTTCCCCTCATGGGGTGATGCCAAAGTTGTGCTTGTTTTCTTCTTCCGGCGGTGGAGTGGCTTACCTCCACATTTACTTTTCGTTTAAAGGTCGTATTGTAATTTCAAAAGGCCAGTTAAACTAGCAGCTGCGCCGGTGGTGGTACCAGTCGAGGTGGCGGTTCCGGAGGAAGTTGTTGAACCTGTGGA